GGGTGTCCCTTGCACCCCGTTTGATAGTCGAAATTGTCACATTCCCCCACCGGGAGAACTCGACGGCCCATAGCAAGCTGTTTCCGCAGGAAGTCCCGAACCTCCTTCGCCGTGTTCAGCGTTACGCCGTCCGTCTCAATACAGCCGCACAGCGATTTTGCGTTTTTGATTCCGCCCGCAATATCAAGACAGACGTGCCATTTTGTTTTTCCCATCGTGCGCCCTCCTGTTGCTCGAATCGGTCAACTTTTCAGGTATTCCGCAACCAGCTTTTTATACTGAATCGCGGCCCAGCTTCGCCCGGCGAAATCGCACAGAGGCGCACCCGCAAACGTGCTTTCCGAAATTTTGGGGTTGTAGTTGATCGCGGTATTGAATACCGGGCAAAGGCCGCTTTCCTCCAACGCCTGCCGCGCCTGTTTGAACGTGTCCCGGTTCTGCCAGTGTGTGAATAAGGCCCCCGCAAGGTTCAGCGCCGGGTTCTCCGCCTGCGCGCTCTTGATCTGCTCCACAAGGTCCGCCATCCCAGCAAAGGAAAAATCGTCTGGCCGAACAGGGATTAACACATCATCGGAAGCCATAAGGACGTTTAGGGCCACCGTGTCAACTGCTGGGCCGTTGTCTATCACGCAATAGTCATAATCGGCCCCCACGCACCGCAGGGCGGCTTTCAGCGCGCCGGACGTGTCCCGCTCCACATCTTCGTAAATGGCCCTGTCTGCGGCGTACAAGTCCATATTGGACGTGCTCCGGGTTCAGAAGCAGGGCTGCAAGTCCGTCCTGTTCCCCATACAGCCGGAAATACTGGGAAGTGTTGCCCTGCTTGTCCCCGTCCACCAGCAAAACCCGCTTGCCGTGGACCGTTGCCAGAATGTGGGCCACGTTTGCCGCCGAAATGGTTTTACCCACGCCGCCTTTCAGGTTGATAAAAGATAAGGTTTTCACAGTTGTTTTCCTCGCTTTCTTTTAGATTTGTCCCGCTCGACGGAGGGGCGCTATTTGTCCGTGAAGAACCGGCCCGTTTCTATGATCTCAGCCATTCCCCGAACTTCCGTGTTCACCAACTCTTCCAGCGCTTCAAGCCCGGCCAGTTCGCTAAACTTGATTTCCCGGTTCATCGTGCGAACGCCGTTCCACGTCTGCTTTGTCATGCTGATACGGATTCCCTGCGCACGCTTCCGCAGGGGCCAGCAATCGGATTCAATGGTAATCTTCGCCCCATCAAGGGCCGCTTTTACAATTTCATTCGCCATCCAAGTTCCACCAGCCCTGTTTTCCCTTCGCCGGAACCGGCGCGGAGAAGGCAACCGGGTTTCTCAGCACCCACGCGAACCGGCCCGGCGAATAATCGCCCAGCAACCTTTCCCGCTCCGAAAGCGTGTGAACGATTTCTTCCACGGGGACGCAATCGACAATTTCAACGGTTCCCAACACAGCGCCATAAATAAGTTCTGTTGCCTGTTTCAAATGCTCAACGCCCCGTTCATACTCTTTTTCGAGTATCTTCCCATAGGCCATTTCTGCAATTAACTGTTCCTGAAATCCGCCCTTGTTGAATCGCTTTTTCCCTGCGTGGACCGCTACCCGTCCCCGAATGTTCGTCCGGCGCGGGCTGGTTTCGTTCAGCTTCAAGCCCGCTATGATCGCGTATCCGTAAGGCTGGTAAATGGTAAAGGCTTTCATGTTCCCGCCCCTTCCTGCGGCTCAGGAATCAGGGCAACCAATTTCCCGTTCCCGTCCAGTTCATAGACAAACCGAACCGTCATTGTTTTCATGGAATGAAGGGCCACAATGTCCGTGATCGTGTGCCCCTGCCCGTCTGTCCCCGTGATTCTGTCCCCCAGTTCGTAAGGGCACCGGGCATTAAAAGCCGCAAATTTCATTGTCCCACCTTCCTAATTTTTCGCTGTCCGAACCATGCCTTTTCAACTTCCGTCGCTTCGTTAGTTGTCAGGTTCCACAGCTTATACGCCCGGTCCGGGCCGTCCGCGCGGTCCACCCGCTCGAAACGGTAAAGGAATTTATTCCTCAGCTTGTCCACCGCCTCGAACACAGTTCCTTCCTTCAACTGTACTTCCGGCACGTCCAGCCCTCCTTTCCTTCTCCCGCTCCATTACGGGCCGCAGGGCGTTTAACGCTTCCAGTTGCTTTTTCAGCGGGTTTGCGGGAACCGCCGCCCGCTTAACGCTTCTTCCGGCGCTTGCGTCTGGCCTGCTTCGCCTTAATCTGCCGCCACCGTGGCGGAACTTCTTCTTTCGCTTCGCCATCGTCTGCGGGTTCCTCCTTCCGCTCTTCCTTTTGCTCTTCCTGAATCACGGCCAGTTCTTCCACGTCCTCCGGCCAGAAGATGAAGGGACAGCCGGGGTCATACTCTCCCGCTTCCCAGTCCGCTTCAAAAGCGGGCCGGTTGTCCAGATAGCGCGGGAACGGGTTTGTCTGTTCGGCCCAATATGTGGCCTCTTTCATCTGCGCGTCAACGGACTTTTCCCAGCTTAAAACGTGGTAGTCTTTCCCGCCGTCGTATTCCCACTGGGAAAGGTGAAGCGTTACCCCGTCGAACAGATCAAGGGACTTTTTCACGGTTTCCAATTCCCGGTATGTAAGGCCCTGCCCCTTGTATCGCTCCCGCAGTTCCGCAATACTCTTCCCGCCCGTGTGGAGGCGGCAAAGTGTGATTCTTGGCTTGTACCCTGCCATTGTTACTGCCCCTTCCTGTAAACTGTGATAATGTCCCACTGCGGCACCGGCTCCCCCAGAACGCCGCCCAGGGTGAACCCGCGCGCAATTTCCACGTCATACCCCGCCGCCGTCAGGCCGTCAATCACGGCGGAAAAAACTTCGCTGTCGTTTACCTTGAAGCGGTCCAGCAACACGCGGACTTTCCCGCGCTCCCGCTCTTTCGGGTTATTCACCGGTTGAAACCTCCCATCGAATTTTCATCTGCGCCGGGCACAAATCAACCTGCGGGCGGCGCTTCCCGGTCCACCGCAGGCCCCCGGCCTGTCCTATGCACTTCCACCCCGCCGCTTTCAGGCTGGTTCCATTTTCGCTGTCAAGAATGTATGTAACCAGCTTCTTGTATCCCATAGCGCGGGCCGCACGCCACGCCGCCGCATACAGCATTGAACAGGCGTTTTTTGTCCCGTCTGTGCAAAGCCGGTTTACTTCCAGCGTCCACCCATCATCAAGAAAGCGTGAAACCGGCCTTCCGACAATCGCAACGCCCACGATTTCCCCCCGTTTCCGTGTCCCCTACGGCAACGCTGAATTTGTGGCCCGCTGTTTTCCCATGGTGTCTGTGCTTTTGCTCTACAAATGCGTTCGCTTCCGCAAGGGTAACAGGTACAAGTTCAAGCATTTTCCGCGCCCTCTTTTCCCTCTCCCCCTTGTAAGCGCACCGCCTCCGCCGCGTCCTTTCTGGTTGCGTTCTCAACTGTTACGTGGTAACGCTCACCGATTCTATACGCCGTGATCTTGCGGTTTCGCTTGCAGGCTTTCACCAGTTCCGCCGCGCCGCTCAGAACCACGGCCACCAGCACCAGAAAACCGGCCCAAACCCAAAAACTCGAAAAGATGAATCGTAAAAATTCCATGTTCACTTTCCCTTCCTTTCCAGCCTTTCAGCAATGTTCAAAATCCCTTGCAGGGCTTCTTTTATGTTTCCATCCGTTTCTGCGGTAATGGACAGAACCGCCGCAATGTCCCGCAGTTCTTCCGCCGCCTCTAACTCCACCGGCCCCACGCCCGCCGCCTTCATGCAGGCCGGGCACAGGTCCAGCGTTTCAGGAATCTTCCCGCCGCAGTTCGGGCACTTCTTCCGGCTCACGGCTTGCCTTTCCCGCTCCTTTCCTCAAAGGTCCGCAGGGACAGCATTTTTTCACGAACCAGCTTGTCCACTACGCGCCCCGGCGTTTTCAGGCCGGACAGGTCCGCCAAACGGTCCAGATTATAGGAAGTCTGCGGCAAAACCCGAATGGACCGCTTGTATTTGTGAAGTCCTTTGCGCTTACTCACTTTTCGCGCCTCCCTTCGTTCTCCATCTGTCCGGGGAACAATCCGCGCCGCTTATCCATCTTCCGCCGATCTGGCCCACATAGTCCAGAAAGAGGACCGAACCGTTGAATTTCACGCGGAAGTCTTGCAGATCGCCCGCCGTTACATACTGCCGTTTGAACAGGTTCTTCATATCGTCCCAAATCAGCCACGGGACAAAGAAGAAATTGTTCTGAATCCCCACGCAGACCGCCGCAAGCGCGCCGCGTTCGTGGTGGTGTTGCAGGCACTTCATTTGTTCGTCTGTCACCGCCGCCCGCTTCATGCGGTCCGTGGTGGTGTACTTCGCTTCAAACACAATAGAGCGCCCGCCGTCCAAGGTCCCTTGAAAGTCCGGCTGTGCGCGGGCTGTGAAGCGGCCCGAAAAGGTCCCGTTCTTCCTGTCCTTCGCCGTTACCCTGAACGGCTCCGGGGTTTTGTCGATCTCCGCCCGGCCCTGCTGGGCGTATAGGGCGCAGGCGGCTTTTATGTACCCCTCGAAAGAATGGCCCTGCGCGTTGTTTATTGCGTTTTTGTACCTGCGCACAGCTTCCGCCGCCGTTTCGCTTGTCCGCATTATTTGTGCACCCTTTCCTTGTTCTCCCGCTCCAAGGCGCGGATTGCCCGGCGTATGGTCCTAATTTGCCCGCTTCTCCATGCCAGCGAACCCGGCTGAATACTGCAAATCATATATTCAAGGTTCCAAATATCCGGGTCACGCTCTAACCCCTTGAATTTCTCCCGCAGAAGTTCATTTTGGCGGTCAATCTGCTTTCGCATATATTCCGTTCTGTTCATGCGCCTATCTCACTTCCCCGGTTCGCGTTCGTACTCATACAGCCTTCCAAGCACCAGTTCAATTCCCCGGCGCGGAAACGGCTTCCCGCCCACTCCCCGGACGGTATAGCGTTCTTTCGGACGGCGCTGGTTCTCCAACTCAAACAGCCGCCGAACCGCCGCGTCATAGCTTCCATGACAGGCAAGCGCCCCTTCCGGCGTGTAGAACACGATCTTTTCCCGCTCCTCCATTTATTCCGCCTCCCCGCCTTCTGGAATCTCCCACGAATACGGTTCCGCACAGCACATGAAGTAAAACGGGCATTTGTGACACGAATCATCTTCCGTTCTGCGGTTGCAAATTTCTTTGATAACCGCCGCCGCGCGGTACATTTCCCGCAGTTCTTCTTTTTCATCCATCGTTCAAACCTCCCCCTTCGTGTCCCGAACCGTCCCCCAGCGCTTTTCTCAGCGTGTGGCGTTCCATGCCTTCCGCCATCATGGAGGCTTTCAGCACTTCTTCTTTTTGTTCCGGGGTCAGTTCTTCCCACTCCTTCGTTTCTACCTTATCGCCAGAAGGGAACAGGCCGTTTTTCATGTAAAAGGCGTATAGAAATACTTCCATTTCCTTTTTCGCGGCTTCATAGAAAAAGGCGTGGTTCGCCTCAATTTCCAGTTTTTCCGCCGCCGTACACTCCACGCCACGCTTTTTCCGCTTCCTATTGGTGTATGTTCCAACGCACCCGAAAGACGGCTTTCCCGTAACCGCGTAAATGATCTGTTGCAGAATCCGGCGTTCAAGTTCGTCATGGTATGTAAACCACGCCGTTTCCGCCCGCTCGTTTTCAAGGTCCGCTTCTGTCAGGCTGTATTTTTCCATCAGGCGGGCCAGTAATTCGCGGGCGCGGTCCTTTTCCCCGCGTTCGCCTCTTTCGGCCAGCGCTTGAATGTGCTTGATCTTCTGCAATAGCGCTTCCTGCGTCATGCGTGCAACCTCCCTTCCGTGTGTCTGGACAGGTATTCCGCCCAGCTTTCTTTCAGATAGCACCGGCCATAAACAAAGCGCTGTGCAAATTCCTTTTGAAGCGCGTTCGGCATAATGCCTTTTCGCGGGTTCCTCTCAGGCTGTGCGTAAATGCTGATTCCCTTTAACTGCTTTATCTGTTCCACCCGGAAGGCGGCGTTTTCTAAATCGTCCGTTACCAGCATATATACAAACAGCCGGTAAGGCTTTACCCCGTGTTTCCTCAGAAGGTCAGCGGCGTTCATAATCGCTTCAATCTGCGGTATTTGATCGCAACTAAAACGGATAAAACGAATCCATGTAAGGCGGGCCAGTATCCCCGCTATTCGATCATCCACAAGCCGCGCGTCCATGCCTTGATTCAGGTCTATTGCGTACCCGCTCCCGATCAGGCTTTCAAGCTGTGAAATTCCGTATTCGCAGGAAAGAATATTGTTGTCCATCAACACAAGTTTCCTGCTGTCCGGGCGTACTATGTCTTTCCATGCCCTATACGGTCTTACCGCCCCTTCCTTCTGCGGTACAACGCACCAGCGGCAACGGTTAGGGCACCCGCGCGTTAGAAACCCAATGGCATAATCACAGGCCGGGTAAATGCTGTAATCAGGAAAAACCGCGTCAATTTCCGGGTCTAATTCCTGATTTAGCGGAATATCTGTGTAACCAGTCCCGCCGCGAATGGCCCAGTCCGGCAAGTACGGGTTTTCTTCCGTGAAGTCAAACACTTTGCTTGAATAAATCTTGTCGAACCGATCTGTCAGCATAGGGGACCACCATTCCACCGTGTCACCCCGGCTTTTATGGTAGGCTGATATTTTCATCAGGGCATAGTTCGGAAATTCCGCTTTCTGCCGCCGCCGTCCTGTCCGAATGTACGGGTCCTTGTCTGCATCATGGAGGCCGATAATCACGGCCACGCCTCCTTTCTAACACTTCCGCCGCATTGTCAGATAGAAATACCACCCGGACTGTTCCACATACTGCTGTTCAGCCTCCACCAGTTCCCAGCCCTTATACTGCTTTTCCCAGAAAGCGCGGTATTCCTCAGAATCCGGGGGAAGTTTGGCAATCTTCGCAAGCTGTCTGCGGGTATATTTTTTATCGTTCGGCGGTCTATACCACGGCTTTTCCAAGTTCTGCGATTGTGTCCAGTGTTTCTTTCCAGTGGAATCCTGCACCATGTAACCGGCCATATTCGCAATGCCCTTTTTGTTCGGCTTCAAGCGGTCCGCGTTGGCCCATCCATACATAACCGCAGGGCGCTTTTTCTTCTTCGATTCCTTGACTTTCCACCACAGGCTTTCCACTTCGTCCCGGTCAAGCCCGCCGTTCATCAAAATATGATGGTGGATTCTTTTGCCGTTCCGCCCCATCTGCGTTATCAGAAGATATTTCAGCGGGGGAAGGCCGCGTTTCTTCCGCAGGTAGGCCACCCGGCGCAGGAAGTTTATTACAATCTTTATGGCCTCTTCATATGAATCCGGCAAAAATTCCGGGGCGTAGGTCAGGTGAACGGCAAGGTCCCCTTCCCCAAAATTTGCGTTGGCAAGCTGGATGAAATACCGCTTTGCCCGCTTGTCGTTCAAGTTCTTCTGTTTCGGTTCTGAAACCTTCTTTTTCTTTCCCCTCTTCCCCTTCACGGCCTGCTGTTGTGTCCCGGTATAGGGGAATATCTCAGGGGACAAATAATCTTTCCCGCAATGAATCACCTTTTCACGCATGAAGGATTTTTTCACGGCCTGTTCTCCCTTCGTGGAATGGCCGTAACGGGTTTTATCATTGGAGTGGGACCGCCCGCGCCCGTTCTCTTGATCGTGTGCGCTTCCCGATCATGGCAAGGGGAATGGAGGTCCCCGGAACGCCTGCATGGTTCTTCTGAATGGCTTATGTTTCGCGGCAAGGATAATACCCATTACAAGCCCGCACGCCGCCGAAAAGGCGGCTTGATCTCTTGACTTTTGCCGCGCGTTTTGTTATAATATTTGCAGGTTTTATAGTTGTTTTCACGCGGCAAAAATCTTTTGGAAGCCGCCCTGCGCCTGCTGTCGGAAGCGTGCGCAGGGCGGTTTTTCATGTTCTGTTGTGTAATTGCATTTTCTTTCCCCGTTTCCTCTTCAACTGTGATATAATGCAAGGGAAAGGGGGAAGTTTTATGCCATACTTCCGATACCGTATTGACGCACGCCGTTTGAATCTGGATTTGCAACAGAATGTATGGGACTTCATACGGCATAACACGGATATTCACACGGCGGATATTTCACGCCCCGGCTTGTTTGAAGCCTACTTTACCGAATCCGAATTACCGCTACTGTCAAATCAAATTTTTATAGGCTGTCAAATCCGGGAAACTACTCAGGAAACTTGTATGTAATGCGAATGTCCGGGGATTGCGTGTCCTTTTCCGCTATAATTTGAAAAGTTTCTTTTCCGATCAGCGGGGCGGTTACTTCATGCAAGGCCAGCAATAAAAATTCAAACTTGCTTGTGTTCAGCCCGATTGTTTTGCGCTGGTTTAATGCCAGCGGTTCGGGTGTACCGTCTGCCGCCGCTTCACGTCCCAACCACCACACGGGATTGTTGCGGGCCGCTCCATGCGGGCAACTGTCGCAGTTCTCAGCGGGACACACGGCGCAGAAGCGCGCCTGAAATTCCGTGTCCCATGGCCCTTCAACCACGGGCAGGGACCGCAGAAAGGCCCCCAGCGCTTCCATGCTTTTCGTGATCTGCTGGTAGTTGTTCACGGTTCATTCCTCTTTCTGTTCACCTGCGGCGCGCGGGCGCCTTTTCTCCGGGTCAATGCCAAACATGGAACGAAACATTTCTTCCGTGGCAACCCGCGCAAATGCGTTCAGCGCCCCTTTTGCGGCCTGCGCGCGGACTTCCGGGGAAAGCCCGTCCAAAACGGCCTTGATCTTGCCAATGGCTTCTTCCGCCTGCTTTTCCATTTCTGCGGCGCGCTCTTCGCCCGGCTCCGGCTCCACAGATACCAAGATTCCATATTTCAGGATACAAAGCGGACGCACGCCCTCGTCGCCGCAGTAAGCGCTCGTGTCGCTCAGCGCGCCGTCAGTGCGGACGTTGCGCACCAAATGGCCGTACTGCGGCAAACAGGAATCAGGCGTAAGCAACCACCACCAATCTTCCTCGTTCAGGTTCGGAATCAAGGCGCGGTATTTGCGGAACTGTTCACAGGTCAGAAGGCCGATCATTGCGCTTGTTACGCCGTAGTCCTTCATTCCATCATCGGAAGTCAGGTCCAGCACCAGCGGAACGAAATCTTCCTTCTTCGCGCCCTCCCGGCACAGCGCTTCCAGAAAATCGCCGTTCAGTTCCCGGTTCAGGCTGGACACGGCAAAGTTGTTCTTGCCCTCCGTGTCAAAGGCCCGCCGAAACAGGGAATCCGCCGAAAGCACCAGCGCGCCGCCGTTCAGATCGTCCAGCTTAACCCAGTTCACCCCCGCGTAATTGAATACGCGGCCATTTTTCAATGCTCCAAGTTTGCGTTCCATAGTTGTTTTCTCCTTTATGTAATATTTTGGTCCCGTTTCCGGGCTTCCAACTCTTCCAATGCCTCCCGTTCGGCTTCTGTGATCGTGCGGTCAATCTCCGCAAGCGTCCGGCGCATTTGCTCCGCAGAAAGGCCGATTGTCAGGCAAATAAACAGGTCCGCCGCCTCTTCTTCCGGCGTGCGCTCCTTCTTCTTCACCACTTCGCAGGCCGGATTTGAACAAATCAGTTCCGGCTTGTCCGCCATCGGGGCCACCGTACAGCCCGGAAAGCCAAATTCACGGGGACAATGGCCGTTCATGCGCTGAATTTGCAGGTATTCCAGAACGCCTTTGTATTCGATCTGGTTTTTCTGCGTGGATAAGAACGCCGTACCCCCTGCGGCCTGCAAAATGAAACCGTGTTGTTCTGCCAGCTTCATTACAGCGTGCCACGCGCAATCATCGGAAACGACGTGCGCCCGCGTTTCGGCGGTCTGCGTCTTTGCGAATAAGTCAGGGGCTTTTTCTTTTACCTTCTTCGTGGCCGTTCCCTCCTTAAAACAAACTTGTCTGCCCTTGCGCTTTTCGTTCTGCCTCACGCTTTGCTTTGAACTCCCGATATGCCCGCGTATACTCATACGCCGCACCGAAAATATTTTTTGCCGCCGCCGCAAGCCCCGAATCAAGCTGTTCTGCGGCCTGCAACTCTTGTTCAAACCTGCTTCCAAACGGACAACAGGCGCACCCGGTACGCTTGAATCCGTATTTTTCGTAAAGGTCAGAATGAACAACGCCGCGCCGCTGGCAGTAAAATTCCTTGTCTTGATCTGTGAAATAGAACAGCGGGCGGAATTTTGCCGCTTCGCCTTTCTTTGACGGCTCCGAAAAACAGCTATTGTACGCCGTAGCCCGCGCGCCGCCCTCCGCTTTTCGTATCCCAACCATGTTTATTGTCGCTTTCAGTTCTTTCATGTAGTCGTGCGCAACGTCCTTTTTGGCCCCTTTACAACAACCGTCTGAAATCGGAAATTGCGGCGGGGTTTCAACCATAAATTCTTTTAGAAGGCGGCACCTTTCAATGTTTACCATACTTCCAACGCCAAACGCGTTGCACCACCAGCGCAGGGCCGCTTTGCAGTTCGGGTAACGATCATAAAGCACTTCAAACGGTTCATCTTCCCATTGGAAACCGTGTGCTTGCAGGCGGCTTATATACTGGCTAATCTGCTTTGATATAAACGGTTGCCCCCATGTTTTGCACCCCAGCGGAACGGGCGTTTTTGCTCTTTTCCGTTCAATCGTTATTCCGTACTTTTCTTCAAGGTCCTTTAGGTGTTGCTTTGTGGCTGTGTATTCAATCCCCGTGTCGAACCATACAAAATGAATTTCTGCGAACGGGTAATTCTTCGCTGGGTTCAACGCTTGAATCATATCCAGCATAACGTCACTGTCCGCGCCGCCCGAAATAGATACCATAGCCCGCTCCGAACGAAACATAAGGTTTGCGTGTAGTTTCCTAAATGCGCTATTTATGTTCGGATACTCCTTTTCCGGGAACAGTTCAAACATTCTTTCTAATTCTTCCATCTTTCTTACCTCCGCCGCCGAAACTCCGCCGCGTTCGGACAGTTTTTCCAATGCGGAACAAACGCCACGGTAAGGGCGGGGCTTTCCTCTTCCGGGCGGGCAACGCGCCCGGTTATCGCTTCGCCTTCATCTGTTACAAAACGGTCATTCCCGCCGCCCTCTACCACAAAGACGGGTTCGGGGTCCACGGGCATATTCCGCCCGGCTGTCGTGCGTATCCAGTCAATAGGACAGCCGCACCCACGGCAAGCGCTCACACAGCCCGCCCCCTTTCTGCGTAGGCTTTCGCGCCGATCTCCAACATTCCCTTGATGAAAACCAGCGTGTCGCGGTCTGCTTCCGCCTGCGCCTCCCACGCTTCGACTTCTGCCGGGGTCAGCTTCCGGGCGGTTAGGTCAGACAGGCCGCACCAGTAATCACCTGGACGAATCCCATATTCCTTGCAGAAAATCCGCTTTGCTTGAGTGCTGGACGCGGCCCATACGTGGAGCGTGCGCCCGCTCGAATTTTTCACAAGGTAAAGGCTTTTCGGCTTGTCCATCATTACACCGCCTTTTCTGCTGAAACCTGCTGGAAGCGCCGGTATATACAGACGGCTTCCGTCCCAACGTTCGGGTTTTCCGGCCTGAAAGCAACCACAAATTCCCTATGTGTCCCGTCCTTCCATAACTGCTTTGCAAATTCAAGGGCGTTCGTCCACGCCGCGCGCCGGTCCTCTTCCAGCCGTTCGGCCTCCACGGCCTCCCGGCTCATATGCTGGGAGAACAGGACGGGGAAACCCCCGGCAATTTCCACTGTCACACGCAGGGAAAGAAGGTCCTGTTCCGTTTTCTGGTATGGCTTGCAGACGGGGCGCTTGCCGTCCTTCCCGCCGCTGGAAACGATCATATAGGCCGGGCCGGTCCAGTCCGGGAACGCGCTCTTCTTTTTCGGTTTCACTTCGTCCCGCTCCTTTCGTTCCAGTTTCGGGCACCATGCGGGGACATACGGAAGAAACCGTTCAATCCCTACCGTGTACCCCTTGCACCGCCCTTCCGCAAAGCACCTGTAACTTGTCTGGCCCTTCGCCCACGGCTCAGTTACCACGTGTTCGCACCCTTCGCAGGT